AAATCAGACTCGTCACTACAACAGTTGATTGACAACATCATTGAAGTTTATCTTCGCACTCTGTACAAATTGAGGTTCTTAGCATGACAGTAAACCTTTCCCCAGTTGGTGGCGCGGCGGCTCAATTTTTTGACAACAACGGCAATCCAGTGTTGGGCGGCAAAATTTTTACCTATCTTGCTGGAACCACAACACCGGTAACCACATACACCACCTCTGTGGGCAACATTGCCCACACCAATCCAATCATTTTAGATTCCGCTGGTAGGGTGCCAAGTGGAGGTGAAATTTGGTTGACGACAGCCCAATCGTACAAGTTTATTTTAAGGACATCAGCAGACGTTCTTATTGGCACATACGACAACATTCCTGCAATTAATGATGTCAATGCAGCAGACATTGTTTATACGCCCGCTGGAACGGGTGCTGTAGCAACGACTGTTCAAGCAAAGTTACGACAATATGTTTCATTGCCAGATTACACATCATTGCGAAATGCTCTTGCTACCGGCAAGCTAGTATTGATCCCAGAATCAGTGTCCACTATTTCCGTAGTCAGTGCTGATGTATTAAGTGTCTTAGCCGGTCTGCGTCAATTAGTCCCTCAGTCAAATGTTCAAATTGATTTGCCTGCTGAAACATTTACTACAACCACCATTTTTTCAGGCGCACCAAATGCAGATCGAGTTACGATCAGGGGCGCCACACCAACCAGCAAAACTATTTCCGCAGTAGCGTCCAGTGGTGGTGGTGCAGGCAACTGGTCTGTGACGTTTACTGTTAATGATGCAACTGGTGTTGGAATTGGCTCATTTGTTTTCATCAAGTCGATTGTTGGAACTACCCGTGAAAAAGTAGTTGAGGGTTGCTGGGAAGTTACTGGTGTATCTGGAAACGATGTTACGTGTTTGGTGAAAGCTAGAAAGTCAACATTGCCTGCATTTGTGGTGTCTAGTGGGACCATGCTATTGGCCGGAACAGTAATTAAGGTGCCTGATGCCATTGGTATTGATGTTGTTGGTCAAGGCAATATTTTTCAAAACATTGTGCTTGCTGGTAACAATAGCGGCACTGGTGACATATCGGGTGTTCGGGTAACCAATGGTTGGGCTGGATTTGCCCGATCTACAGCACTACCGTTTGGTGTGGTCAATTTTAAAGAACATGGTTTTTACGCCATTCTTGGTTCTGTGATTTCATGCTTTGATGCGTATTCTTGCGGTAACGGCCAGAATGGTCTTTATACCCTTCAAAGTTCCGACGCACAAGCAACTCGACTGATTGCTACGGGTAACGGCACAAACGGTGGCATTGCATCAGCTCAAGCCGGTTTTGCTGCAAGTCAGGGCAATTTTTCCGGTAACGGGCAACGAGGTCTGTATGCCTCTCAGATGGCAAGCATAATTGCTGCCAGCGCCATTATTTTCGAAACAGATGGTGTCGGTGTTCGTTCTGACAATCAAGCATTTGTTACCCTGACAAGCTCAAAAATTGCAGGTAGTACAAGTTACGGTGTTCAGTGTGTAAACGCATCGGCCAACACAACTACGGTTGATTACACTGGTGGCAATGGTGCAGCCAATGAATTTGCAGATCAAAACGGAATTATTCAAACAAGTGCATCTACTCAAATTTATAATATTGAGGCTCAAAAAGCTGTAATTGAAAATCACTACCGCGTATCCATTGCATTGGCTGACGATACTGCGTCATTTATTGACTTTGGTGCAACCAGCGTTATTCGTACCGTGTACTTCCACAGCAGTTCTTCTGCAGCTTTGCAAGGCGCAGTTCGCATCCGTACCGTGTCATCACTTGGCACTACGTCTATTTACGGCACCGGCTTTACAGTCAATGACTATGCAACAAACCCAACAGGCGTTCTAGCTGGCACAACTGGGGCAGATGCCACTGTAACGCTGTCTGCCGCCGATGACGGCAAGTTTTACATTGAAAACAGGTCTGGCGGCACACGAACAATTATTTTTGATGTGATGGGGGTTTGATATGCAAATCAGATTTTTGCGTCCTGTAGACAATGTGGCAAACCATTACTTTGCAGAAGTTGATGGTGTTGAAATGACCATTGCGACTCGTCCAGGTCAAGACCCAAAAGACGTTTTAAAAAACATGCTTGGTGGCACCCAGTCGTACATTGAAAAACGACTTCAGGAATATCCACCAATTCAAGATCAACTGGATATGATTTACCACGACATTGAAGCATGGCGTACTAAGATTGCGGCTATTAAATTACGTCATCCAAAGGATTAATTATGGCAGCACGATTTTGGGTTGGTGGAACAGGTACATGGAATAACGCAAGCACTGCCAACTGGTCAGCAACGACTGGTGGCGCTTCAGGCGCTTCTGCGCCTACATCTGCTGATACCGTTACATTTGATGGGAATTCCGGCACGGGCACATGCACCACTGCTGCTGGTTCTGCATGTAGCAGTATGACGCTCAATACTCAAACTGTTGCGTTGGTTCTTGGTGCAAATCACACCGCTTCTGGTTCTTTTGTACTTACACAGGGATCAATTGACCTTGCGGGATTTGTATTAAATTCAACCACTGTGTCTAGCAGTAACAGCAACACTCGTAGTATTGCGTTTGGTAGCACGGGTCAAATTAATTTAACAGCCACCACTGGTACGTTGTGGACAACTTCAACAAGTACTGGATTCACAACAACCGGAACCAGTAAGGCTGTGACAGCTCCAAACTGGGCAGTAGGCACACGTACATTTAATTTTGGTGCAGTGGCTGAAACCGTTGCTATGAACGTGTCAATCACTGCTGGAACCGACACTGTTTCACTGCAAGGTCGGTATTTCACATTGAACACAACTGGTTTTACTGGAACCATCGGTGCAACAAGCCGATCAATTTACAGTTCATTGACTATTGGTGCTGGCGCAACATACGCTTCAACTGCAACAACTACCTCATTCATCGGCACATCTGGAAACCATACAATTACTACCAATAATGTGACGATTGATGGAGCCATTACTTTTGACAGCACTGGTGGAACCTACACATTTGCAGATGCATTAACGCAGAGTGCAAGTAGAAATTTTATTTTTACAAATGGCACTGTCAAATTGAAAAACAGCGCAACAAGCACAGTTGGTGCATTCTCAACAACTGGCACTAATCAAAAGTTTTTAATGTCATCTGTTGCTGGGTCGCAGGCTACGTTATCGCAAGCCAGTGGCACAGTCAGTGCAAGTTATTTGACTATCCAAGACATTAACGCCACAGGTGGTGCAACGTGGGACGCTTTCGTTGATCAAAACAACATTGACGCAGGTAACGTTGATGGGTGGAATTTTGGAATATCGCCCGTTGTTGGTGGAAGCGAATATACTTACCAGCTACGATCCTTCACGCAACCCCGGAGATTTTGAAATGACAATGAACCTTAAAGCGGTGACCACTTGTTTTGGTTACCAGCAACTTACCGTCGATTCGTCCAAGGGTTTGACAGTGCCTGTCATTGCCCCTGATGGTCTGAATGCCAAGCCTGTATTTGCTTTGATTATTGCCGAAGGCGCACCAGTGCGCTGGCGCGATGACGGCACTGCTCCATCTGCCTCAGTGGGTATGCCTCTTGCAATTGGTGTGCCATTGCAATATGACGGTGATTTGAATAAAATCCGTTTTATTCAGCAATCTGCCACGGGTATCATCAATATTTCGTATTACAGTTAACATGATTCATGTTGCCATTGCGCTCGTTACCCAACTGCTTCTATGGCCGTTTGGTTTATGGATTGGCGCGACGGCTGCGGCTGCGTTTTTTATTGGGCGTGAGATTACCCAAGCAGAATACCGGAATATTGAACATTTTTACGGCGGTAATCGTGCAAATATGCCTTGGTATGGTGGTTTCCAAAAACAAGCCTGGACTGCAAAGGGTTTGCTTGATTGGATTTTGCCAACGGCCTTGACTATCGCAATTGCTTTTGTTGTAAGATAATGAAAACCGTACTGGCGCGTTCACCAGGGAATCGTAGGATTCAAAAATGTCAGAAGAAGTATTAGCGGAGTCACTACCCGTGCCAGAACAGGAAGCAACGGCTGCCCCTGAATCTGAAGTTCAATCGCCGGAAATCGCTGAAACACAGCCAAGCAAGACATTCTCGCAAGAGGAACTTGACGCTGCAATCGGCAAACGCCTCGCAAGAGAGCAACGTAAGTGGGAACGAGATCAAGCGCAACGCCAGTCTGAACAACAAACGTTGAGGGCACCAGCCACACAGTCTGCTGACCAGTTTGAAAGCCCTGAAGCCTATGCAGACGCATTGGCCTACCAGAAAGCTGAAGAACTGATTGCTAAACGTGAGTCTGCTAAACGCCAGTCGCAAGTTCTTGAGAGTTATCACGACAAGGAAGAAGAAGCACGGACGAAATATGATGACTTTGAACAAGTCGCATACAACCCCAAGCTCCCAATTACTGATGTGATGGCTGAAACGATTCAGTCTTCGGACGTTGGACCTGAGTTAGCTTACTACCTCGGTTCTAACCCCAAAGAAGCTGATCGTATCTCGCGTATGACGCCCTTTATGCAGGCAAAGGAAATCGGGAAGATTGAGGGCAAATTGTCCGACAATCCTCCCGTAAAACGAACAACGTCTGCGCCAGCGCCGATCTCACCTGTTACCGCCCGAACCTCCGGTTCGCCAGCACATGACACTACTGATCCACGGTCTATTAAGACCATGACAGCAAGCCAGTGGATTGAAGCTGATAGGGCACGACAGGCGAAGAAGTGGGAATCGCAACGTATCCGCTAACTTTTTTAAGGACTTTTTGAAATGTCTAACAGCATCCTAACGATCGACATGATCACCCGCAAGGCTCTGGAAATTCTGGAGAACAACCTTGTTCTGACCCGTAACGTGAACCGTCAGTACGACGACAGCTTCGCTGTTGAAGGTGCCAAGATTGGTTCTACATTGCGTATTCGTCTGCCTGACCGCGCTCTGGTTACTGACGGCGCCGCCCTGCAAGTTCAGGACGACAACGAGCAGTTCACCACTCTGGCTGTTTCTACTCAAAAGCATATCGGTGTCAACTTCACATCTGCTGAATTGACCATGCAATTGGATGACTTCGCAGAGCGTGTTCTCAAGCCGCGTATTAGCCAGTTGGCCTCCAGCATTGATGCTGACGTTGCCAATGCGTACAAAACCATCGGCAACACCGTCGGCACACCTGGCACCACTCCTTCGACTTCGCTGGTGCTGCTCCAAGCCCAGCAGAAGCTGAACGAGAACGCCGCTGTGATGTCGCCACGTTACGCCACTGTAAACCCAGCGGCCAACGCCGGTCTGGTTGAAGGTATGAAAGGTCTGTTCAATCCGACCGACACTATCTCCAAGCAGTTCCGCAACGGCATGATGGGCACTGGCGTGCTGGGCTTTGACGAGATCAACATGTCTCAGTCAATCAAGCAGCACACCACTGGTTCGCGTAGCGCCACTGCATCCACACTGGTCAAGACCCCAGGCGTTACTGCCGAAGGCGCTTCTACCATTCTGCTGGAACAAGGCTCTGTGACCACCACCATCAAAGCTGGTGACGTGTTTACAGTCAGCGCTTGCAATGCTGTCAACCCACAAACCCGTGAGTCCACTGGTTCACTGTTCCAGTTCGTTGCTCTGGCTGACGCCACTGCTTCGTCCGGCACTTGGACTGTGACTGTTGCCCCGATGTACTCGGCCAACCACGCTCTGGCTACTGTGGATGTGTTGCCTGCAACTGGCGCAACTGTGACCTTCGTGGGCACGGCTTCTACTCAGTACGCTCAGAACTTGGTCTACCACAAGGATGCCATCACGTTCGCCACTGCTGACCTGTTGCTGCCACAAGGCGTTGACATGGCTGCTCGTGCCGTCCATAATGGTATCAGCTTGCGCGTTGTTCGTCAGTACGACATCAACAACGACCGTATGCCTTGCCGTATTGACGTTCTGTACGGCTTCAGCACCATCCGTCCACAAATGGCTTGCCGCATCTGGGGCTAAACCTAATGCCCCTTCGGGGGCGTTTTTTAAATCTTTTTGAAGGAAATTATCATGGCTCTCCCAAACGGCGCAAGCGGTTACCAAGTTGGTGACGGCAATCTTGGCGAAATCAGCTTTTCTAACACTAGCGCACCCGTTGCATTGACTGGCGCGGCTGTCACTATCACCGCAGACAACTTGGCGGCTGGTGTGTGTACTATGGACTCGGGCGGCACAGATGCTGGCGCTTATGTGTTTCCAACAGGCGCATTGCTTGATGCGGCGTTTTCTAGCCTTAAAGTTGGCTCGACATTTGACTGCTCGTTTATCAATATTGGTGACAATGCAGCAAATGACGTAGTTTTCACCGCTGGCACGGGCAATACCCTTATTGGTAACGACACGATCCAGGATTCGCTGACTAAAACCAGCAACACATCTGGCACGTTCCGTTTCCGCAAAACAGGTGACGCAGCGTATTCAATCTATCGCGTTGCCTAAATCTGATGGGGCTTCGGCCCCATCTTTCTAAAGGAAAAAATTATGCCAAATACTATTGCTGTAGGCGTCGCGTTTGAAGACGCGCAACTAAACGGCGCAATCATGGGCAAAGCTGGCGGAACTGCTGGTTTTTACGGTACGACCCCTGTAGTTCAAGGCGCTGCCTTGACTACTCAGTTGACCTCAATTACCAGCACTGCACCAGGTACGGATGATTTTGCAATTCAAGACCTGACGCAGACTACCCCCTTCGGATTTGTAACCAAAGACGAAGGTAACACTGTTTTGGCTGTGATTGCCAACTTGCAAGCCCGTCTTGCTCAAGTTGAAGCACGCCTTGAAACTGTCGGTTTGATTGCATCTAACTAAAAAGCGGGGGCTTCGGCCCCCGTTTTCTTATGAACATTTATCTTTCTCACCCCGTCCACGGTCGTAAAGTCGCCACTATGGAACTTGAAGCCGTTTACGATGAAACAAACGGCTGGACACGCTACAATCCAGAAGCACCCGCGCCAGCGCCTGAAGCTGAAGTAGCGGTCAATGCGCTAGAAGTTAAGCGCAAATACACACGCAAGGCTGTAGCCGAAGGAGTCTAAGATGGCCGTTTACACTGCTGGCGATCAAATCAATCGGGCACTTCGTTTGCTTGGCGTGCTGGCCGAAGGTGAAACGACTTCTGCATCCGTGTCGCAAGACAGTTTGATGGCGATGAATCAGATGATCGACTCATGGAACACTGAGCGTTTGTCTGTCTTCTGCACACAAGATCAAGTTTTTACTTGGCCTGCTGGCGAGTACATTCGCACGCTTGGCCCTACTGGCAATTTTATCGGCCTGCGCCCCGTGCTGCTGGACGAGGCAACGTACTTTCGTGATCCTGGCACCAACGTGTCGTTTGGCATCAAGTTCATTAACCAGCAACAGTACAACGGCATTGCGGTCAAAACCGTAACCAGCACCTACCCCCAAGTGATTTTTGTGAACATGGGGTTTCCTGACGTTACGATGTCCATTTACCCGCGCCCCACACGGGACTTGGAGTGGCACTTTATTTCGGTTCAAGAACTGAGCAACCCCGCCACCTTGGCGACTGAATTGTTCTTCCCGCCAGGCTACTTGCGGGCGTTTACCTACAATCTGGCAATGGAAATAGCACCTGAGTTTGGTGTCGAGCCAAGCCCCCAAGTGCAGCGCATTGCCATGACCAGCAAGCGCAACTTGAAACGCATCAACAACCCAGATGACGTGATGTCTATGCCTTACGCCATTGTCGCTACTCGTCAACGCTTTAACATTTACGCAGGAAACTACTAATATGGCCACCATTGCAATCTCAGCCCTTCCTGTAGCTACGGCTGCGGCTACAACAGACGTTTTGCCAATTGTGCAAGGGGGCACAACAAAACAAGTCACTAATGCGCTGCTGTTTACCAATTCAACATTGGTAGCGCCTGCGCTTGGCACGCCAATTTCTGGCACTTTGACCAATTGCACAGGCTTGCCTGTTGCGACTGGCGTAAGCGGTTTTGGAACGGGTATCGCTACATTTTTGGTCACGCCGACCAGCGCCAATTTGCGAACCGCTTTGACTGACGAAACTGGCACAGGTTCAGCAGTGTTTGCAACAACGCCAACGCTAGTGACTCCAGTCATTGGTGCGGCTACAGGAACAAGCCTTGTACTGAGCAGTTTCAATGCAGTGAGCGCCGCAGCACCAACAATTGCAAGCGCAACGACTATTGCCCCAACAACCCCGATTGCTTTTGTTTCGGGGACAACGGCTGTTGTGACCATTACAGCGCCAAGCCCGATTTCCGTTGGCGGTGGCGCGGTTGTGTTGATTCCAACTGGCGCGTTCACTTGGACAACAGCGGGGAACATTGCTGTGGCTGGTACAGCCGTCGTAAGTCGAACGCTCACAATGACCTACGATGTGACAACAACCAAGTGGTATCCAAGTTACGTCTAATATGAAAACACCAATTCTTGGATCAGCCTATGTCGCCCGCAGTATCAACGCTGCGGATAACCGCATGGTCAATCTGTTCCCAGAAGTTATTCCAGAAGGCGGCAAGGAGGCGGGGTTTCTTAACCGCGCCCCCGGCCTCAAGTTGCAGCAAACTGTAGGCACCGGCCCAATCCGGGCTTTGTGGGCACACCAGACCAATGGTTCTGACTTCTACGTTGTCTCGGGTACTGAGTTTTTTAAACTGACAAGCCTGACAGGTACACCCGTTAAGCTGGGCAATGTGTCTGGCACTGGGCCTGTCTCGATTGCTGACAACGGCACGCAGATATTTCTTGCGGCCAACGGGCCAAGTTACATCTACAACGAGGTTACTAACGTCTTTGCCCAGATTACAGACCCTGACTTCCCAGGCGCGGTGACGGTGGCTTACCTTGACGGCTATTTCGTATTTAACCAGCCCAACAGCCAGTTCATCTGGGTGTCGCAACTGCTAGATGGCACATCAGTTGACCCGCTAGACTTTGCAAGCGCCGAAGGCTCTCCAGACGGCGTGGTGGGCCTTATTGCCGACCACCGCGAACTGTGGGTGTTTGGAACCGATTCGGTTGAGGTCTGGTACAACTCTGGTGCGGTTGATTTTCCCTTGCAGCGCATCCAAGGCGCGTTTAACGAGATTGGTTGCGTGTCGGCGTACACCATCGCCAAGATGGACAACGGCCTGTTCTGGTTGGGCACAGACGCCCGTGGGCAGGGTATCGTCTACCGCGCTAATGGCTACACTGGCGTTCGCATCTCCACCCATGCAATAGAGTACGCTATTGCTCAATACGGCAATATCTCGGACGCCATTGCCTACACCTACCAGCAAGAAGGCCACGCTTTTTACGTGCTGACCTTTCCAAGCGGTAACGCCACATGGGTCTATGACGTTTCAACGCAAGCCTGGCACGAGCGTGCTGGCTTTGACAACGGTGAATTTATGAGGCACCGCAGCAACTGCCAGTGCAACTTTGGCGGCAACATCATTGTTGGCGACTTTCAGAACGGCAACATCTACACGTTTGACTTGGATGTGTACGCTGACAACGGCGGCATCCAAAAGTGGTTGCGGTCATGGCGGGCGCTGCCTACTGGTCAAAACAACCTCAAGCGCACAGCGCAGCACAGCTTGCAACTGGATTGCGAAACTGGCGTTGGTTTGAATTTGTACCCTGCTTATGACAGTGAAAATATTGACACTGAGTCAGGGCTAGACCTTGTAGCCGAATACGTGCAGACGTTTTTAGCCACGCAATCAGGCGACACCCTGACCACCGAAGCGGGGGACGGTTTTGAGCCGCTTGGGCAGTACGAGCTGTCAGATGAAGACATTAGCGGGTACAACCTGGTAACCAATTCTTATCCTGCGGCACCAGGCTACAACCCCGAGGTCATGCTACGTTGGTCAGATGACGGCGGTCACACATATTCAAACGAACACTGGTCATCAATTGGCAAACTTGGCGCGTATGGGCACCGAACCTTTTGGCGGCGGCTGGGCATGACCTTAAAACTGCGCGATAGGGTCTATGAACTTTCTGGCACTGATCCGGTAAAAATTGCCATCGTGGGTGCGGAATTGATCATAAGCCCAACCAATGCCTAACCTTAATACCCAAATCACGCCGCCCCGCGTGCCGCTTACTGACGAGCGCACGGGGGCAGTGGCGCGTGAGTGGTATCGCTGGTTTTACAACATTTACAACATTACGGGCGGGGCGCTTGGCATCACGCCGGTTATTAACGGCGGCACGGGGCTAGGGACTATTCCTACAAACGGCCAATTGCTGATCGGCAATGGCACAGGGTATACCCTTAACACGCTAGGTTTTGGCGCTGGCATCTCAGTCACCAACGGTTTAGGCACCATTACGGTAGCCAACACGGGCGTGCTGTCGTTTGCAGGCGGCACTACTGGCCTGACCCCCGCAGCGGCCACCACGGGCGCTGTGACGCTTGCGGGCACCTTGATTGCAATCAATGGCGGCACAGGGTTTGGCTCTTACGCTATTGGCGATTTGTTGTACGCGAACACAACAACTACTTTGGCAAAACTGTCTGATGTTGCTACTGGCAACGCGCTTATCTCGGGCGGCGTGGGCGTTGCGCCAGCGTGGGGCAAGATTGGCTTGACAACCCATGTCAGCGGCATACTGACTGTGCCTAATGGCGGCTCGGGCGCGGCGACTTTAACTGGCTATGTCAAGGGCAATGGCGCTGCGGCTTTTACGGCAGCGGCTACAATCCCCAACACTGACATTACTGGCTTGGGCACCATATCCGTCAAGAACATTGGCGCAACTGGATCATTCACCACCGTCGATCTAAAGACAGTCACTGTCACTGACGGCATCATTACAAGCATCGTATGATTCAGCACCATTTCAGCGCAGGCGTCTACGCTAAAGAAACGCACATTCCTGCGGGAAGCATTCTTGTACAGCACAAGCACAAGTTTGATCATTTGTCCATCCTTGCTGCCGGTTCGGTGGAATTGGTTGTCGACGGTGTTAAATCAGTTATTCATGCCCCTGCGTGTTTAACGATTGAGGCAAACAAGCATCATGGCGTAAAATCGTTAACGGATGTGGTGTGGTACTGTATTCACGCAACTGAATGCACTGACACTGATGAAATAGATGAAGTGTTGATTGTGACCGGCAATACTGCCGAAATGCACGAATTAGCCGAAAGTTTGAAGGAGTAAACCATGCCTTTCTCATTTCTTATACCTGCCGCTGCCAGTTTAATTGGTGGCAGTATGCAAGCAAGTGCTGCTAAAAGTGCAGCAAATACATCAGCAGCAGCAGCCAATCGTGCAGCTGACCTGCAATACAAGATGTTCCAAGAGCAAACAAAATTGCAGGAACCCTACCGTAAAGCAGGTGTCAATGCGCTGGGTAAACTTCAAACTGCTGCTGAATATACTCCGTTTGGCATGAGTCAGTTTCAAGCTGATCCTGGTTACGCCTTTCGACTGGGTGAGGGTCAGAAAGCTCTTGAGCGAAGTGCTGCTGCCCGTGGCGGGTTGATCTCAGGTGGTGCGTTAAGAGCCGCCACTCGATATGGTCAAGAAGCAGGTTCACAAGAATACACCAACGCATTTAACCGCTATCAGACCGAGCGTGCTGCGCGTTTACAACCATTGCAAAGTCTTGCTGGTGTTGGACAAACATCCGCAAATACTCTTGGTCAAGCAGCAGGTCAGTACGGTGCCAATGTTGGCAATCTGTACGGTCAGCAAGGCAATGTGCAAGGCAATGCGTTGATGGCAGGTGCACAAGCACGCACATCGTCGTATGGCGATATTGCCAAACTGTACGGTCAAACAAACCCACAATTCGGTGGTATGTTTGGCGGTGGTGGCAGCAGTGGTCCAGTGTCTATGCCTGGGTATGGTGGGATGTTTGACACCGAAACTTACATAGGACGTTAATCATGGCACTTAACTTCGGAATTCTTCAGCCGGTAAATATCGGTGGTCAGTTTATGGCCGGGCGCCAGCAAGCCCAAGAACAAACACAAAGAAACGAACTTGCACAGCAACAAGCCTCAATACGTGAACAAGAGATGGGGATGCGTCAACAAGAAATGGGAATGCGTCAGCAGGAAGCTACTGAAAGAGCCGAGGACCGCGCACTTAAACTTAAGAAGGCTGAAACACGTAATAAATTTCTGACAGATTTGTCTGCCAAAATGGAAGAAGGCGGTCACAAATTAAATCGTCAAACGCTAAGTTCCATGATGAACTTTGGTCTTCAGTCAAACGAGGACTCATTGGTTAAGTTGGCAAGCGAAGGGTTGCGGGCATTAGATGAGCAGGATCAATTTCAAACTGAAATGGGACGTTTTGCACCCGCAGCATCAATGACACCAACTGCACCTGCTGTTTCTGGTGCATTGGGTAGCGGCACATTTGATCCAAATGCTCCTGCACCTGTTGCGCCCATGAATGCGTTGGCACCCGCTTCCGCACCTGTTGCAACACCCGTTAACGCTATGGTGGGTGGCTACACTCGTCCCCAGATAGAGCAGATGTTACTTAGTCCAAACACTCGGGTTCGTGAGACGGGTAAAAACCTGCTGGCTGCTTTGCCAAAAGCAGCAGCACCTGCTGCGCTTCCTGTAAGCATTGCTGAATATGAACGCGCTAAAATAGACCCTGCGTTTATGACGTTTTTGCAAAATCGTGCTGCGGCTCAACGTGCGCCTGCTGCTGCTCCAACACCGTCCGCGCCTGTGCAAGTAATTGATCCGGTAACTAACAAACCAGTGTTTGTAAGTCGTGAAGAAGCATTGAGTGGGCGCATGACACCTGCTGCTGCGCAAGAATCTTTGCCGCCCAAAGAGATTCAAAAACGTGAAGCCTCATTCCCTCAAGCGACGTCTGCCGTTAAGGGTTTTGAAACCAAATCAGATTCATTCATTAGAGACCTTATAGCATTGCGTGACGATCCAGGATTGGAAAACATTACTGGCCCAATCTTTGGCCGCACCGGAAGCGTGACTCGTGAAGGTAGTAGGGCGCAAGCGCTTTACGACAAAATTGTCGCTAAGGGTGGTTTTCAAGCATTGCAGGATATGCGTGACGCATCTAAAACTGGTGGTGCGCTGGGTAACGTGTCAAACACAGAGGGCAAACAACTGCAAGCGTCTATTGCCGCGTTTGACCGTCGTCAAAATTCAGCAGATGTCAAAACAGCAATTGATCAATTGATTGGTGACATTGAAGTTTCAAAGTCCCGCATGCGTGAGGCGTATGATTCTACTTATTCGTACAAGTCTGGTGCCGCACCAGCGGCAGCGACACCCGCTGCTGCGCCCGCTGCTGCGCCCGCTGCTGGTGGTAAACTGTCTTCAACGGAACAAGCCGAGTTAGATGCACTTCGCAAACGATTTGGGAAATAATTATGGACCCTCGTGAAGAACTGACGGCATTGCGCCGCATGGCTGAACTAGAGGCTAGGGCGTCTGGGCAAGTTAGCAGCGGTGTGCCTGTTGGTCGTCAAGGCGTCACTGGAATTACTCAACAACCATTAACTGGCGTTAGTGGTGTAATGGAATCTATTGGCGCACCATTTCAAGCATTGTCTGAAGGCATTATTAAAGGTGGCGGCAATGTCATGTTTGGTGGTCAGCAACTTGTCGGAAAAGGATTGTCGGCACTGGGTGCGACTAAAACAGGTCAGTCACTAATCGAAGATGCGTTACGGAGACAAGCCGAGTCACAGACCCGTGTTGCACCGTTTAAACAAGAATATCCAGTCTCTACGGGAATTGGTGAATACGGTACAGAGGCCGCAATACTAGCGCCTTTAGGTGGTGTACTCGCTAAACCAGTTGCGGCTTTAGCAACCCGCGCTCCAGCACTTGCGCCAGCACTTGCACCAGTTGCAAACGCGCTACGTTCCTCGGGTTTTAGTTCGGGACTGGTTACAAAGGGCGCTCCATTGGCAACACGTGCTGCCGACATAGGTGCGCGAATCGTAGGTGGTGGTGTCACAGGTGGAGCAACTGCTGCACTTACGAACCCTGATGAGATAAGCACGGGTGCTGGTGTTGGTGCGGGTCTAGCTGTTGCAGCACCCCCACTGGTAAAGATAACAGCAAAAAGCCTTGGGTTTTTGAAAGATGCGTTTACTGGTCGATTGGGTGAAGTTGGTGCCGGAAGAATTGCCCGTGATGTAGCAGGTGATCGTATCGGTGCTATTCGTGCAGCACTGCTTGCATCACCTGCCGATGTTACGGCAGCCCAAGCCACATCGGGCATTCAGAAAGATGCTTGGCAAGCCCTTGGGGCTATGACTAGCAAAACTGATGACATTTCATCATTGTTAAAACGTCAGGCAGCAGACGATCTAGCGCAACTGCAACGCATGGCTGAAGGTGGAAACGCCACTGAAATGCGGGCGGCATATGAGCAATCAATTAAACGATTGAATCAGTTAACTGCCGATATGCGTAATGTTGAACTGCAAGCAGCTAACCAAGCCAATCAAACCATAAACCAGTTAGCACCACAATTGGAACAACGTCAAGCATCTATGATCAATGCTTTGCGTGAAGGCATGCCTGCAAACTTACCATCTGGTGCGGCTGGCACTCCAACGCCCGGAGTGTCTGGAATTCATGCGGGTACGGAAGCATTGCAACGTGCAAATGTTGCTGATGATGCCGCTAGACGGTTAATGGTTTCCCGTTCTCAAGGCGCTCGCGGTATGGTTTCAGAAGGACCAGTTCCGGGTGTAAACGATAGGCGTGTTGAAAGTGCTAACCGATTCGTGTCGGAACAATGGCAAGAAACATCTGATGCTTTTGCAGAGATTGCCAAACAGCGTCGCGCAGAAGCCGGGCTTATTGAACGTCAAATTGGCAGCTTGGAGGACTACGGGTTGCGCCCACTGGACGCTGGCAGCATCACCGCAGCAATTGACACAAAACTTTCCACACCGGGACTTCGTGCAAGTTCCAATATGACCAAAGTATTGCAAGCTGTCAAAGAAGATATTGCTAATTTGACCGCCAAAGGGGGCGGCGTTATTGACGCACATGATTTATACACTCTTCGCAAAGAAGGTATCAATGAGCGAATTATGCAGATTCTTGGTCAAACTGATCCAAAAGTCAGTGCCAAAGTAACACGGGGTGTGCTTCAAGAAGTTCGCCCATTGATTGATGATGCCATTGAAAAAGCTGGCGGTACTGGCTGGAGAGATTACCTTAAGACTTACTCGCAAGGAATGCAGTCAATTGACCAAAAAGCAATGGCTGCGGAAGCTGCGCGGCTGTTTAAAGATTCGCCGCAAGAGTATGTGCGGCTGGTGCGGGGCAACAACCCAGACGCGGTGGAGGCTATATTCGGCCCTGGCAGCTATGACATCTTTAAAGAAATGGGCAGCAAGATGCCCACGTTGGAAAAACTAGCGTCCAATGTTGAACGTACAGCGTCAATGAAGGAAGCAGCAGCAGCAGGCACAGA